ATATGAAAGTTCCGTTTTAGAAATTTGTGATAATGGTGATGCAATTATAGAATTGCCTGATGAACTACTGAAAGAGGTAGGTTGGAAAACAGGTGATAAACTAAGTATAGATGATGTTGATGGTAAAATTGTTTTGAAGAAAGTGGATAAAGATGCTAGTTCTACCTGATGATATGGTTGGCAAACCTGTAGGATTTACTTGTTCAACCTTTGACCTACTTCATGCAGGGCATATTCTAATGCTTGCAGAATGTAAAACTGTTTGTGACTATTTGATTGTCGGTGTTCAAAGTGATCCTACTATTGACCGACCTGGCACAAAGAATAAACCTGTTCAATCTGTTGTTGAAAGGTATGTTCAACTCTCTGCTGTCAAATTCATTGACCAGATTATTGTTTATGATACAGAGAAAGACCTTGAAGATTTGTTGATGTTACTTCCAATCACCGTTCGTATCATTGGTGAAGAATACAAAGATAAAGACTTTACAGGCAAGCAAATTTGTGAAGACCGTGGTATCAAAATTTGGTACAACTCACGCAATCACAGGTTTAGTTCCTCTGAATTGAGAAACAGGACTTACCTATCTGAACTTTCAAAGAAAGAAAAATAATGTATAATGATGTTGTGAAGTTTATTGAGGCTTGTGACCAAGAAAAGACTATCAACAATGCCAACTTGTATGCTGAATTGATTGAAGAAGAATATGATGAATTTCTCCGAGCAAAAGATAACATCGAAGATTTAGATGCCTGCATGGACATGATTTGGGTTATCTTGGGTTATTGTTATATGCGTGGGTTTGATGTTGAAGGTGCATGGGCAGAAGTTGCTAGAAGTAATTTGGCAAAGATTGATCCTGTTACCGGCAAGGTCAATAAAAGAAGTGATGGTAAGGTGTTGAAGCCAGAGGGCTGGACACCACCAAAACTGGGTGATTATGTCAGTAAGGCTTGACCTGTTGATATAATCGTGTTATGATGTTTCTTTTAATAATTGAAGGTACTATATGAATATTCGTGAGGTAGCTAAGAAAGTTGCGGTTGAGTATAAGATGCCCAAGGCTGAGAAGTATGATATGGCTTTGCGTGATTATGATGACATGGTTGAGATTCTTGGCTATGTTCAAGACCCAACGCTTGAAATGAGCGACTTCGAAGGTCGGGAGATGTTGTTCCCGAAACGATGGATTACTATCGGCGTTCTGCCGGCAGAAACCGAAATTACCATTTGAGGTTTGTATGACTGCTAAACTCGTTACATTTAAAACCAACCACACAATCTTAGGTGATGTTGTATCAGAAGATGATAAGACAATAACCATTAAGCAATGTGTTCAGGTTGTTGCTGTTCCACCTACTGCACAGAATCAACAAGGTGGTATTGCATTCTCACCTTTCATTGAGTATGCACAAGAATTCAAAACTGGATTCACAATCAATAAGAGTGACATTCTTATGACTAGCACTCCGGTTCTTGAACTAGAAAATCAATACAATACTATATTCGGATCAGGTATTCAAATTGCGAAACCAGGATTTAACCTGTAAGAATGAGTAAATTCTACACATCTGTTGCCAGCGTTGGCAACAATATCCTTTATCGTGGTGTAGAAAATGGTAGGCGAGTCAAGGCGAAAATTCCTTACTCGCCTACTTTGTTTCTCCAGACCAAGAAAGATAGCCCATGGAAAACTCTTAAGGGAGAATACCTTGAGCCTATGAAGTTTGAATCCATTCGTGAAGCGCGAGACTTCATCAAGCGTTACAACGATGTTCAAAACTTTAAAATCTATGGCATGAACCGATTTGAGTATGCATTCATTGCTGAACAACACCGTGCGATGGTTGATTGGGATATCGACAATGTTTCTATTGCAGTAATAGATATCGAGGTCGGTTCAGAGAATGGATTTCCCGACCCATATCTAGCCAATGAACCTATCACATCAATCTGTATCAAGTATTTTGATGGCAATTGTTTGGTGTTTGGCTGCGGTGATTATGTTGAACAAGGTAAAGAGAAATACATCCGGTGTAAAGATGAATACAATCTGTGCCGAATCTTTCTATCATACTGGGCTGATAACTGCCCTGATGTAGTGACTGGTTGGAACACCAAGTTCTTTGATGAAGATGAGACTAAGAAACTATCACCATGGGGTCTTATCAATGAACGCCAAGCCAATGTAAACAATCGTGAGATGATTGCATATGAATTGCTTGGTGTCTCTGCACTCGACTATATCGAATTGTATAAGTGGTATGCGCCTGGCGGTAAATCACAAGAATCATATCGACTAGATGCTATCGCTCAAGTTGAATTGGGTGAAGGTAAGATTTCATATGATGAGTTTGATAACCTGCATCAGTTGTATAAACTAAACTATCAAAAGTTTATTGAGTATAACATCAAAGACGTTGACTTGATTCTGAAACTAGATGACAAGTTAAAGTTGCTTGAGTTGGCTTTGACTCTTGCATATGATACCAAGAGTAACTATGATGATGTGTTTGCACAGACTCGTATGTGGGACTCAATGACATATGCATATCTGATTGACAAAAAGATTGTTGTGCCGCCGCGTATCATCAAAGAAAAGACTGAACGATTTGAAGGCGCATATGTTAAAGAACCACAAGTTGGTTTGCATAACTGGGTTGCATCGTTTGACTTGAACAGTCTGTATCCACACCTGATGATGCAGTATAACATTTCGCCAGAGTGTCTGATTGAACCACAAGATTACACCGATGAAATGCGTAATGTTCTTATGCAGAGTGTATCTGTTGATTCATTACTGAAAAAAGATATTGATACTTCGAAACTTCAAGGTGTTACACTAACACCAAATGGCCAGTTCTTCCGTACCGACAAGAGAGGGTTTCTGCCTAAGATGTTGGATGAAATGTATGAAGATAGAAAGAAGTTTAAGAAGTTGATGCTTCAGGCTAAACAAGAGTATGAGAACGAAACAGATGCCGGTAAGAAAAGAGAGATTGATAAACTCGTAGCACGATATAACAATCTGCAACTTGCAAAGAAAGTTTCTCTTAACTCTGCTTATGGTGCCCTTGGTTCTCAATACTTCCGTTTCTATGACCTGCGTATGGCTCTTGCTGTTACTACTGCCGGTCAACTGTCTATTCGATGGATTGAAAACAAAATCAATGCATATATGAATCAGTTACTTAAGACGAAAGGTAAAGACTATGTTATTGCTTCAGATACGGATTCGATTTATCTCAATCTTGGTCCATTGGTGGACAGTATCATTCAACCAGACTTCAAGGTTGAGAGAGTTATCTCCATCATGGACAAAATCTGTGAAGATAAAATTCAGCCATACATTGACACAAGTTTTAAAGAACTTGCTGACTACACTCGCGCATACTCCCAAAAGATGCAGATGAAGAGAGAGGGTCTGTCCAATAAAGGTATCTGGACTGCCAAGAAACGGTACATTCTGAATGTCTATAACAATGAAGGCGTTCAGTATAATGAACCTGATATGAAGGTCATGGGTCTTGAGATGATTAAATCTTCAACGCCTGCTGCGGTTCGGTCGAAGATGAAAGAAGCAATCAAGCTTATGATTTCTGGTACGCAAGAAGATATTCATAAATTTATCGAAGATTTTCGAAGTGAATTTCGCACGCTGCCAGTCGAAGATATCTCGTTTCCTAGAGGTCTGAATGGTCTTAAGACTTATGCTGACAATGTTATGATGTATAAGAAAGGCACACCAATTCATGTTAAGGGTGCGATTCTATACAATCATTACCTCAAGGCTAAAGGTCTAGACAAGAAGTATCAGATGATTAAAGAGGGTGAGAAGTTAAAGTTTACCTATCTTAAATCACCGAACCCATTCAAAGATACCGTTGTCTCGTTCCCGAATAGATTGCCAAAGGAATTCGATTTGCAAGAATACATAGATTATGACCTGCAATTTGAAAAATCATTCGTTGAGCCAATCAAAATCATCCTTGACTGTATGGGTTGGACTGTTGAGACTACCAATTCTCTGGAGAGTTTTTTCGGATGAGTGATATCAAGATAATCAAAACAGGCATCAATGTTTCTAAGATGTTGAAACAGATAAACCAATACCCCGAAGACTGGGGCAACCAAAAGAAAATGAAGGATGCAGACTCACTACTTAACTATGGTTATCAAGAGTTAAGTGCTGATGTTCTGCAATTGGTTGTTGGTGGTGTAGAAAGTGTGGATCAATATGTTGGTGACACCGAGATTTGTGTGCCTACACCTGCATATGAAAGACATACTGAAATGGTTAACTTTATGAAGAGGCATTTTCCTAACTTCAAACGGTGTGGTTATCTGTCACTACCAGTTGGTGGTGTTGTAGATAAACATATTGATGTTGGCACTTATTATCTGAATAAAGATAGGTTTCATCTTGCTATACAAGGCAAGTATGAATACACTTGCGGTGATGATACTGTGCTTGTTGAACCAGGTACTCTATTGTGGTTCAACAACAAGAAGATGCACGGAACGGTAAATGTAGGTGATGTAACAAGGATTACATTCGTATTTGATGTACCGCATAAGAAGAATAAACCATACGATGCATGATTGCCACGAACTAAGTAAACATACGATATAATACAAAAAACAGGAGTTATTATGAGTTTATTGGACAAACTAAAAAAGAATACAACAATCAAAGATAGTGCGATTCTATCTAAATCTAAATTCTTTACCGAGAAAGACATGGTGCCAACCGAGGTGCCAATGATTAATGTTGCACTCTCAGGTAAACTAGATGGCGGTATCATTCCTGGTCTTACAATGTGGGCAGGGCCATCGAAACACTTTAAAACGGCATTCAGTCTCCTTATGGCAAAGGCTTATATGGACAAGTATCCTGAGGCCGTTCTTTTATTTTATGATAGTGAGTTTGGTACTCCTGTCAAATACTTTGAAACATTCCAGATTGATATGGATCGGGTGTTGCATACGCCTCTGACTGATATTGAACAGTTGAAGTTTGATATCATGCAACAGTTTGAAAACATCGAACGCGGTGATAAGTTGATGGTCATCCTTGATTCGATTGGTAACCTTGCATCGAAGAAAGAAGTTGAAGATGCACTTGAAGGTAAATCTGTTGCAGATATGAGCCGTGCAAAACAGGTCAAGAGTTTGTTCCGTATGGTAACACCTCAC